CTTTTCTTTTTTTTTTGCTTTTTACTTTTGTCCATTTTTTTTTATATTCTTTTACTAATTTTTTAAAAATGTTCATTTCTTTTTTAATTTTTGTTTTATTTTTCCATAAAATAAAATATTTTTTTATATTTATTTTTTTAATTGGGACTTTTAGTTGTAAAAAAAACATTTTTTCTTCAAAAAATGATATTTTATCAACTAAATTTTTTACTTCACTTTTAAGTTCATTTAATTCACTTTTTAAGAAAATAAAATTGTTATACTTATTAAAAGTTTTCATTTAATTTAATTTAATTTAATTTAATTTAATTTAAAAGTTTTTTTTTTAAATAAATGCTTAAAAAAATATATTAAATGGAAAGAAAAAATATATTAAATTATTCTAAAGAAATGACACATTCAACCAATAAATATAATAAAACAAACTGGTGTTGCAGACACAAATTGTACTTTTCCTAGCATTAATCCAAAATTTAAATCATTTAATTACAATACATAAAAAAAATCAGATAAAATATTTTATGTATTAAATATATTAGAAGATATATTAGTTATATCAAATGTTTGATTTCTTGTACTTAGATATTGTGAAATGAGTATATTATACATTAAATTTAAATAATAATTACAAGAATATTGTAAATCTAAATATACTTTTTTACTTTGTGAATTATTATTATTATCAATATTTAATATAGTTTTAATAATATCTGTCTTAAATTGATTAAAAACAATATTAGAATTTTTATGTAAATTTAAAAATAAATTTGATTTAATTTTAAATAATATTAATATTTCTTTTTTAAAATTTTTAAAAAGTTTTAATTTTTGTTCAAAATTTTTGTTTTTTATTGAACTAAAATAATATATTGTAATTAATATTATTAATCTTCCTATTCTTTTTTTTACTTTATGAAATTGATCACTATCCCATGGTTTAAATTTTGTATCAGTAAATAATAAATTTCTTGTATCATTTATAAATCCAATTATAGAATAACTTTTAAAATTTATATAATTTAAAATTTTATAAGTTTTATAATCTCTATTTTTAGAAATAAGTGTATTTTTTTTTCTATAATCAAGAGAGAATGCATGTGATAAATCTAAAATCTCACCTGATATATCTAATTTAAAGTAATCATTATTTTTTTTACAATATATTATATAATTTAGTTTAATTCTATTTAAACAAAAATTAATTTTCTTTTCTTTATCTAAAATTATTGAATTATGTGAACAATAAAATGATGATCCTTTTTCCCGTGATTTTGCCGCTAAATTATAAATTTCTTTTTTAAAACCATATTTTTTAATTACATCGTAAGTTTTAATAATACCAATCTCTTCATTATTTATACCATCGCCTTTAATTAATGAAAAATCAGCACGGAATGATGATGCCATTTTATTATTAATATATTTATATTTTGATAAGTTTAATTCTTTATTAGCGAAAAAATCATTTTTTCCTAATAATCCAATATTTAAAAATTCTACATTTTTAAACCATTCATTCTCTTTTAAATTAATTTTTTTAATATTAAAAAGTAATTTATTTAATTTTTTTTCAATTTCTGATTTTTTTAAAGAATATAAATTAAAATAAAAATCTTTATATTTTACTAAATAATTTTTAATTACAATTACAATAATATTTGTTATATTATTAATATGAACAAGAATATTCTAAATTTTTTAAAGAACTTAATTCAAAATCAAAATCTCCAGTTTTAGTAATTGATTCTAATTCTTTTAAAAGAATATTTTCATTAAAATTATTAAAATTTTTAATAAAATCATGTGTAAGTAATCTTAAAACATTACCACCTTTAAATAATAAATTTAATTTATCATTATTAATATTATAGTGTAAATAAATTTCACGAAGCATCGTTTTAATAGTTTCAATAATTAAATATAAAAAATTAATTCTATGTTTTTTTGTACTAATTAATTCATTTGAATTAAAATCAGTAAATGCTGATAATAATGGTAACTTTTCTTTAAAATGTGGTTCATTAGCCGATGAGGAGGGGACCCAGGTATTATTATTAATAATAAGTATTTTTTTATCTTTTTTTAAATTATTTAAATTAGAATATAAATTTTTAAAGTGTATATTATTTTTTGTTTTATATGAACATAATTTATCAAAATTTTTATTTTTAAGTAATTTAATAGTAATATCTTTAATATTTTTTAAAAATTTATTAAATTCTGGTAAATTCATATTTTTATTATTAAATTTATAACTTTTTAATAATTGTAATGATTTATTATTTTCATGTTGATTTGGATTTAATAAACTAGAATTTTGATTTATTAAATTACATCTCTGTGTCTTTTTATTTAATTTACATTTACTTTTAGAAAAACTTTCATTTTGTTTACATCTTTGAGTTATTACATTTAAGCCACAACTCTTGTTGCCTCCTATTAAATTAATATATTTATTTAAAATTTGATTACCATAAACAGATTTTAATTTATATTTTTTATTATTAAATGGATTGTAAATATAATTAATTATACATTATAATATATATAATATTCTTTTTTTTTATTTATTAAAGAATAATTTTTGATATTTTCTTTTAATTTCTGGTAAATATTTTTGATTAGAATTATTAAAAAAAGATGTTTTATGAATTCTAATAAATACTAATTTTTCTGGTAAAACATAAAATTTTTTTTTATTTAATTTTAAATCTAACCAATGTACATAATCAATACACATTGGGTATTTTTGAATAAAAAAGGCATCTTTTTTTTTTAAAAAACTACCTGAATTTATAATTGGATTAAATTTCAAAAAATTAAAATCTTTTAAATCACCAAAAACTAAATGTGGTGAATCATTCCGATCTCCAAAATAATTACAATTTGAACTAATAACATCATAATTTTTTAATAAAGGTATTTGTTTTTCAAATTTTAAATTATGAAGTTTATCATCTACATCAAGTAAGCATATTATATTATATTGTGCTTTTTTAACCATATTATTTAATGTATTTATTTTACCTTTTTCTTTAAAATGTAAAACTCTTATTTTATCATTTTCTAATAATTTTGCTATTTTCATTGTATCAGAATTTAATTCATGACCATTTACACCTATAATTATTTCCCAATCTTTAATGGTTTGATTTTTAACACTATCTATACATTCTTTTAAATATTCTATACCATTATATAAAGGTATAATTACACTAATTTTAAAATTATTATTAATAATTAAATTATTATGATTTTTAATTTTTGAAAATAAAGTATTTTTCCAAATATCTTTATGTCTTTTATCAGCTCTGACATAATTTGAAGAAGAATGTAATCTATGATAATAAATCATATCTTTAACTATTTTAACTTGATTACCGCTGCATACCCAATCAGTTAATAAAGTAAAAGAGTCTACACAAGATATTAATTTTTGATTATATGTATTGCTGTATAAAGTAACCGCATTTAAATAATTATTTTTATTTACAAAATAATTACAAACATTTAAAAAACAATGAAAAGATTTGTCAGTTTCATAATTAGGAATATTATTACTATTTATAATTTTATTTTCATATTTTGTCCAATTTAATTTTTGAGAAACATAACCAGGAAATGTTTTTGCCCAAACTGGAGCATAAATTGTTTTTTTATCCCAAGGATATTCTAATTCTAATTTATCAATATAACCTTTTAAAATTATATTATCAGAATCTAATAAAATAATCCAATTATTTGTAGATAAACTAATTACTTTAATTTTATTTAAATAAACTCCTAAATTCTTTTTATTTTTATAAAGTTTTATTTTAGGATTTTTAAATTTTTTAAGAATTTCTATTAATTTTTCAAAATCTCTATGATTTGAATCATCATCACAAATAATAATTTCAGTAACCCTCTCATCTTTTATAATCCATTGTAAAGTTTCTTCTATAAATTGGCTATTTTCATAATATGGTATTGCACATGTAATTTTCATTTAATACATTTTTTAAATTATTTTTTTAAATATTTTTATACAAAAGTATATCACAATTATAAATTATTTCTATTAAATCTTTAAATTTATAAAGATTTTTTTTTAATAAAATTTTATATCTATTTAAATTTTCATTAGTATTATCATGTCTTAATTTTATATTAAATAATTCTTTAAATTTTTCATTTATATTATCAAAATTTATAAAATGTGTAATTTTATCAACATTTCTATTTGATATATGAGTATAACACTTGTATTTTATTTTTATTAAATTATTTATAAAATATAATTGAGGTAGGTGATGGTTATCAAAAAAACCATTTTTATTAATTTCTATTAAATATTCATTAAAACTAGATAATAAATCTTTATTATAAAAAATTTTAAATATTATATTTTTAGATAAAGTTCTTAGATTTGTTTGTTTATATTTTAATAAATAAAGAAATCCAGAAATACATCTACCATAAATATTTCGTAAAACACATATTATTTTTCTGTTTTTAGGTAAATTATTTTATACCAATCTATTCTATTTTTATTTGTTTTATCTTTATGTTCAAATGTATTTAAAATACTTGTTTGACAATTCTTATGTATATTATAATATTCAAAATTATATTTTGGGCTATATAATGTACTATTTTTTGGTAACATTTATTTTTATTTATATTAATTAATTTTTAAATTTAATTTTAAAAAGTTTTTATGCAAATTCTTCTTTATCAAATAAAATTCTTATATTTTCAAGTGTACTCCAAAAACAGATTTGCCATACAGTTATTCTTAAACATTGATAAGGAAACCCTCTGTATAAACTAAAAATTCCATTTTTTTTAAAAAAAAGTATACAAGAATTTAAATCTTTGTATTTATTACTCATAATTAAACTTTTAACAGTATCTACTGGATTAGATAATATACCAGCAATTATACCAGATGTAGTACTAGAAGCTAATTGAATAATTTGGTTATTTTCAAATTTCTTTTTATAATATATTTTACTTGCATCATAACTAACTAATGTTCCAGCACTTACAATAGCAGCTCTTGAAATATTTGGTTTCCAACCATACCAAAATCCAATGACTCCTTTATTTTTATAAATATCAAAAATACAAGTAGATAATCTATAATTTCGTTTAGTTTGTAATTGGATACGAATATAATCATTAGGTGAAGCTATTAATTGAGAAAATGCACTCACACTAGAAGCACAGAGTAATTTCTTTAAAATATTATCATTTTTATTTCTTGTTTTTTCATATAAATTTACTCTTAATGTAGTATAAATCATATGTCTACCTATTGCTGGAGGTAAGCTCCGATAAAAACCTCTTATCCCATCTTTTTTATAAATATATTTAATTATACTAAAAGAAGATTGTGAAAAAACTTGTTTATTAACTCTTAAAGTATCTATAGGAGATGTTACTAATTCAGAAGCAATAGCAGCAAAAGGTACAAAAAAAAAGCTATCCATTTTTATTTAAAATAATTTAACTAATTTTAAATATAAAAACTAATTATAATTATTATTTTTATTAATGCTTATTAGAAAGAAGTTAAATTAATATTTTTATTTTAATTTAATGTATTTAATTAATCCATTCATTGATGTATAATAAATCCTATTTAGTTTATATCCTTTTTTTCTTATATTTTTTTTGTAATAATTCAAACAATTAATACAAGGTTTTGCCATCATTAAAGAATTACCTTTTTTATTGGTTCTATAAACAAGTAAATTAATTTTTTTTAATTTTTTTTTTATTTTAATTGCTTTTAATTTTTGTAAAACATCTACTTCTGCATGCCGAGTTTTTAAATAATCAGAATCAACATTGTAATAATTTATTCCAGCTTCATAAAACATATAACCTTTTAATTTTATTTGAGAAGATAATTGCTCCAATACGAGCATAACCACGAATTTCATTCTCAATCTTTGCTCTTTCAAAAGCTCCTTCCCAGGCCAAATTTGTTATTTTTTTCAATGCTTTATTAGATGTCATAATTAATTATAATACAATTGGATTTTTAAATAAATATCAAATTTTTTTAAATATTTTATAATTTTAAATAAATATATAAAAATAATTATATATAACAACACAACAATAATGGGAAGAAAAAAAGTTGAATACATTTGTAAAAAATGTGGATATAAAACGAATAAGAAAAGTAGTTATATATTACATCTAAATAAAAAGACACCTTGCACTCATAATAAAATAAATAATATTGAATCTATAACCAGTGAAACTATATCTATAAATAACATATATGAAGAAAAATTAAATAAAATACAATTAGAAAATGAAAAATTAAAATTAGAAAATATTAAATATAAAGTAGAATATGAACAAATAAAAAAGAAATTAGATGAAGAAAGAAATGAATCTAAAAATTCTATAAAAGAATTAATAACAACCAATAAAAATTTATCACAGGAAATGAAGAAATATAAAGAAACAATTAAAATAAATATGACTAATTATATTGTTATAAATTCATATGGTAAAGAACAACAAATAGATATGAAACCAATTCTTAATGATTGTAAAACCTTAGCAGAAATGATAGCCCAGTCAATTAAAACAAAACATTTCTCTAAAAATAAAAAG